TACAGAAAACGTGTAGATGAATTACGTCCTATACGTAAAGTAAAAGATGTTCCTAAACCCTCAACTGTAAAAGAAATTGTAAGTGCTTTAGATTCAGGTAAACGTAAATCACCTATTGTTGGATTAAATTATGAGATCCCAGATGGTGAAGTTATTACTGCACGTTTAGATATTCCTGCTTATGTTGACTACGATACTTGGATACCAACTTTACGTCATGCAAGTAAGACAATGTACAAAGCTGCTCTCCGTATGAAAAATGTAAAGTTTATTCAACCTGAAGGTAGAGAGGTAGGATCAGCTTTAGACGTAGCAGTTGGCCCACAACGTCTTGAAGAAACATTTGGATTAACAAAGAAAAAAGCACAGGCTAAAGGAAATAAAAGTCCATTTGCTGTCATGGAAGGTAATTACGTTGATGGCACTGCTGATGAACTTTTTACTATGGCAAAAGAAATTTTTGATAGTGATGAGTGGACACAAGTAGGATACGATCCAGTAAAAAGAGGTTTCTTTTATGACAGAGAAACTAAACAAGCAATATTAGAAGCAGACGAAGTAATTCAGGTAGGGCATTTGGTCTTAGCAAAAAATGCAAAGAAGACAGACCCAGATGTTTTTCCTTTTAACAAAGGTGGGGCAGTAATGGACGATCAAATGAAGATGGCATTCATGGATGAGGGTGGAATAGCAGATGATGGTATGGACGTAGATCCAGTATCAGGAAACGAAGTACCACCTGGCTCTCTCGCAGAGGAAGTACGAGATGATATTCCTGCACAACTCTCTGAGGGTGAGTATGTTGTTCCTGCTGATGTTGTCAGATACTACGGTGTCAAGTTCTTTGAAGATCTAAGAGATCAAGCTAAGATGGGTTTAGCTGAAATGGAAGCCAATGGACGTATAGGTGGAGAGCCTGTTCCTGCAGGTGGTCCTAAGAACGAAAGTCTTACATCAGAAGAACAGCAAGCAGTAGAAGCTATGATGGGTATGGAGCAGGGTGGTGCTGTACAGAACCCTTATCTACAACAACAGCAACTATATAACCAAGAGCCATCAAAAGCCGTAGGCAACACAATGGGTTATTCTGGAGGTGGTAGCTCTGCTCCTGTAAATCAATTACAGACTCAAGCTATTACACCTACTGTTTACAACCAACCTAACTACTCATTCTTATCCCCTTCAACGACTACTCAAACATCTCAGACAACAGAGCAAGCAATAAACCAAGCTACTCAAAATGCTTTTACTCCAGTGATGATGAGATCTCCAGAAGGTGTTGAGGCAGAAGCTAAGACAAGAGAACAGATGAAGAAGTGGTTAGCTGCAGGTTGGACTATCCTAACTGGCGCACAAACTACAACTACCACAACTGAAGAAACAACAACAACTCCTACTGATACGACTATCACACCTACTACACCTACCAGAACTGGAGGTGGTGGTACTAACATTACTGTAGGTAACAAGTCTGGAACTGGTGGTTTTGGTTTTGGTTTTAAAAACTGGGGTGAAAAAGTAGACTGGAGTAACCCAGATTCTATTAAAACTTTTGTAGAAAATTCTACGCAGGGTTTGCTTGATCCTGGTACTGGTAAAAAAATTACTGAAGTTGGTTTCGGAATCGCAGGTCCAGTAGGAGGAGCGTTAGGTGCTGCAGCAAGTACTGTTCCTTCTCTAGGTTCTTTATCTGATCTAAGGGCTTCAAGATTTATTCTTCAAGCACAGGGTATGGAAACAGACTTTGTTGACGCTCAAATTAAAAAGATAACTGACAACGCTTCAGGTTTTACAAACTTCATAGATAACGTATTTAAAGAAGTAGCAGATGGAGATGCAAAAGCTAGAGCAGCCCTTGATCGTCTTCGTCTTGAGTATACAAGAGATGAAAAGACTGGTGATCCTATCTTTAGTGACGAACAAAAAATAGCAAACAGAGCTAAACTTAAAAAACCTGCTACTGGTGGTGATGCAGCTCCAGGTCCATCAGGTGGACGTGGAACTATTTATGAAAAACCAGGTGATAGAGAAGCTGCAATAAAACCTGTAGGTAGTGGACGTGGAACTATTTATGAAAAACCAGGTGATAGACAAGAAGCTGCAAGAAAAGCTGCTGCAGAAAGAAGAAAGAAAAAAGATAAAAAATTCTTTTCATCTCAGAGTGGTAAAAAATCTATAACTTCTGCAGAAAAGAAAAAACTTGATACAAGAAAAAGTAAAGCCACTAAAGGCTACAAGGGAGGTAGAGCTGAAGGTGGACTAATGAATAAAAAAGGCAACAAGTAAACAATAACTATAAGGCTACCCAGGAATGGTTCCTGGCCCCAACATAAAGGAGAACTTTAAATGCCTGAACTAACTGAAATGGAAAGACCGAAGACTGCAGGTTTTGTAGATCGTGGGTACAACCATACTAAAAAACAAAAACAGATGGAAGCTGAAGAAGCTGAGATTGCTAAACTAGAGGCAAAGGCTCGTGGTGAAGAAGTTACTGAAAGTGAATCCAGTGGCGAAGATACTGATGACACCGAAGTACAAGCCACAGACGATTCCAAACAAGAAGAAACCAAAGAGGAAACCGAAGCACAGGAAGACGATAGTAGCTTAAGTGCCGAAGAGAAATCTTTTAAGAAACGTTATGGCGATTTGCGTAGGCATATGTCAGACAAGGAAAAAGAGTGGAACGAAAGATTTGAAGCTCTAGAAGCTAAAAGTAAACGTGAGGGTATTGTTCCCCCTAAGTCTGATGAAGACATAGAAAAGTGGGCAAGTGAGTATCCAGACGTTGCAGGTATTGTTGAAACTATTGCTGCTAAGAAAGCACAGGAGATGTTCAACAAAGCTGAATCACGGTTACAAGAACTAGATGACGCTCACTCTGAAGCTCAAAGAGTAAAAGCAGAAAACATTATTCGTAGGTCTCACGAAGACTTTGATGAATTAAGACAAGCAGATCAGTTCCATGATTGGGCTGATGCACAACCTAAATGGGTTAAGGATGCACTCTATGAAAATATGGATGATCCTGCATCAGTTGTACGTGTAATTGATTTATATAAGATAGACAACGGTATGACTATATCAGCTAAGAAACAGTCTAAGAAGGCTGCAGCGTCTACTGTTGCTAAAGGTTCTCGAACTTCTATTGATGAAAAAGGTGTACAAGGCACTATTAAAGAGTCTGATGTATCTAGAATGTCATCTAAAGAGTTTGAAGAAAAGCAGGATCAAATAAACGAAGCGATGCGTAATGGCAAGTTTGTTTATGATATAACTGGTTCTGCAAGATAAATGGTTGACATATATTAAGTCAAGCATATAACTACCAGTATCTGACTTGAAGCCTCCGTAAGGACTACCTTCAAAGATACTTTTCTCTAAAGTCTAAACTACAAAGAACTACCTGTTTAAGTATAGGCCCAGTGGTATTCTGTTGCGCAACCGAATGCTTTCTGCACCCTAGAAAACATACAGCCTCTTTCAGGTGTTTAAGCTTTATTCTCAAAGCCAAATATCATGGAGGATTTAATCATGGCTTTTTCAACAGCAGGAGGATACGGTAACTTACCAAACGGTAACTTTTCCAGTATCATATACTCCAAAAAAGTACAGCTTGCTTTTCGCAAGGCAACTGTGTGCGGTGACATCACCAACTCTGATTATTTCGGAGAGATCAGCGCACAAGGAGATACGGTGAAAATTATCAAGGAACCTGAGATTTCTGTGTCGTCCTATGCTAGAGGTACGAACATCACAGCACAGGATCTTGATGATGAAGACTTTTCTCTAGTCGTAGATAAAGCGAACTACTATGCTTTTAAGATTGACGATATAGAGGAAGCGCACTCACACGTAAACTTTATGCAACTTGCAACAGATCGTGCAGCATACCGTTTAGCTGATCAGCATGACCAAGAAGTTCTTGGCTATCTATCAGGTTTTAAACAGTCTGCTTTACATACTGACGCTGACACAGTTAATGACCAGACAAATGGTTCAAAAGCTGTATCAACAGCAGGTTCAGACGAGTTGTTATCTTCAATGAAACTTATCAAGTCTTCATTTGGTAACATTACTGGCTCTCCAGGAGATCACTCAATTCCTGTAGCAGCACGTTTACCAGGTGCAACAGCACTACCAACAGCAACTGTTTCTCCTGCGATGATTATATCACGCATGAAGCGTTTGTTGGATCAACAACAAGTTGACTCACAAGGTAGATGGCTCGTAGTTGACCCAGTATTCATGGAAATATTAGCAGACGAGGATTCTCGATTCTTAAATGCTGATTACGGTGAATCAGGTGCTCTACGTAACGGTCTAGTACTGAACAACATGCATGGCTTCAGACTCTATACTTCCTCAAACCTTCCTTCAGTAGGTACAGGTTCAGGAACTACAGGCTCTGCAAACCAAAACACTAACTTTGGTGTTATTGTTGCAGGTCATGATTCTGCAGTCGCAACAGCGGAGCAGATCAGCAAGACTGAAACTTACCGTGATCCTGACAGCTTTGCTGACATTGTTCGTGGTATGCATCTATATGGCAGAAAGATTCTTCGTCCAGAAGCAATCGTAACTGCTAAATACAACGCAGCGTAAGGGAGAAATAAATTATGGCATTAGGTGATAATACACTTCAAGCTGCAAGGGGAGCCAATGCTACCCCAGGCAGAAGCCCCTACATGGTTCAAACTGTTTTGAATTTAGCAACTGCTTTGTCTGACAAAGGTAGCGCACTAGCTGCTTCTGATGTCATTCCAGTGATTGCTGTCAAAAAAGGAACTATGATCATTAATGCAGGTATCGAAGTTGATACTCAGTCTGATGGTTCTACATTAACTTTAGATCTAGGAACAGGGGCTGATGCCGATTGTTTTGTAGATGCATTTGATGGAACATCTGCAGCAGGAGTTGTTGCTCAAAATGCAGCAGCATATCAACCATTGATGACTACTGCGGATGACAACATTGACCTAACAATTGCTACACTATCTGGTGGTGCAGTTGCTACAGGTAAGTTGCGCATCTGGGCAGTTATGATGGACTGTACAGATCGGGGTAATGACGGTACTGCTCAAGAAGTAGATCGTGATACACTTGCATAACTAATTTAAGGGGGCAGGGAAACTTGCCCCCTTTAAGTTTATCTAAGGGATTTTTTCATGGCAACTTATGTAGTCTTAACAAATCAACTGCTAACACGTTTAAACGAAGTCACACTAGACACTGCAGGTGATGGTTTTACAACTGTACGTAACGTTCAGGCTTTAGCTAAAGATGCTATTAATAACTCCATTAGAAATATAATACAAACAGGACAAGAGTTTCCATTCTTAAAAACAACTAATACACAAACACTATCAGCAGGAACAAGGCAGTATTCTTTTCCTGATGATTATTCTAGTGCAGACTGGGAAACTTTTTATATTAAGAAGTTAACGTCTGTTGATAATACACCAATGCACTTACCTTCAATTACGTATGATGAGTACATTCAAAAGTACAGACACTTTGATGATACAGGAGATGCAACAGGCATATCTTCACCAACTCTAATATATCAGACTAATGAAGAAAAGTTTGGATTGACACCAATACCTGATAACTCCTACGAAATAGAATATGTTTATTGGAAGTTTCCTTCTGATTTATCAGCCTTCAATGATACGTCTGTTATACCAGATAGGTTTAATCACGTAGTTATTGATGGCGCTATGATGTACATGATGAGGTTTAGGTCTAATGAGCAGAGTGCTGCAATGCACCAACAAAACTTTGAAGACGGTATTAAAGCTATGAGAAGAGTTCTTGTAGATGAACAGCTAAGAGTGAGATCAACAGTTGTTGATAGGATCAACTCTTCTAATCAAGTACTAGGTAGAGTATTTTAATGCCAGATAATCTAGCCTCGTTTAAAGTTTTCTGTCAGGGAGGACTAAATACTAGTAGGGATGTGTTATCTCAGGGTGAGACACAGCCTGGGTCTGCTACTGCGCTTATTAACTACGAACCTGCTGTTACTGGTGGTTACAGAAAGATAAGTGGGTTTGCTAATAACTACGGCACAGTTACAGGAACAGGAAGTGTCCTTGGTGTTTGTGTAGCAGACGGTATAAACGATGGCATACTAGCTTGTAGAAAACCATCATCAGGTAACAACTACTTACATAAATGGAATAACTCTAGTTCAGCTTGGGATGCTGTAACGACTGCAGGTTCACCTACAATGGTAGGAGTAACCAAAGTTAGATTCTCTAGACTTAACTTTGCTACACCAAAGGTAGTTTTAACAGATGGTATAAATCCTGCAGCTACTTATGATGGAACAACTTACACACAGATTACACATAATGATGCTCCTACTGACCCAAAGTTTTCTGCAATATTTCAAAATCATTTATTCTTAGCAGGTGATCCTGCACACCCAACTAAACTCTTTTTTAGTGCTCCACTAGCAGAAACAAATTTTGCTGCTAATGATGGTGCAGGAGTAATAAATGTAGGTTTTCCTATAGTTGCTATCAAATCATTTAGAAACGAACTG